GGCATATGAACAACACATTCTCTCAGGATATTTACATTCCCACGCCCGTGCCCATTAGTCTCGCCAATGATGGCGCTCCTCTGGAAATTGAATTGTTTCAAGCAGATTCTAATAACAATCCAATCTTCGACCAAGACATTATCATTTCTGCCGGATCTACCAACAACACAAACATCGTTGGTTTAGAAGGTCACACATATAATGATGTGTTAACATCAACTGGAGAAATTTCACAAACACGAAGATTGTCTAATTCTCCAGTGATTTATGATTCGATACGGGTGAGTGTTGATGGCATTTTGTGGAGCAGAGTGGATTATTTTACAAGTTCTCAACCTCGTAGAGAATTTCGTGTAGAATTTGATTCCACATATAGAGCATACATTGTTTTCGGCAATAATAGGGCGGGATTGATGCCGCCACGAGGATCTAGAATTACAGTAACATACCGAGTGGGCGGGGGTGTACGAGGAAACATCATCACCGATTTTGCCGAAGTGCAACAGCAAGTATATGTACCAGGACTAGAATACAGCGTCCCAATTACTTTAAGGAATTATTCTCCTGGCAAGTATGGATACGATGGCGACACAATAGAAGACATTAGAAGCAAGTTGCCGGTGTATTTAAGAGCACAAGATCGTGCTGTATCTGGGTTAGACTACAAAACATTGGCAGACCTATTCGTCTCCCCTTACAATGGCAAAATAGGCAGATCCACAGCAGTATTGAGAAATCACGGATGTGCGGGCAACATCATTGATTTGTATATACTTGCACAAGTTGGAACGATGGGTTTGGAAAAAGCCAGCAATGAACTCAAAGTAGAATTATCAGAAGAATTAAACAACAAAAAGATGTTGACAGATTTTGTCTGCATACGTGACGGCATTATCGTTTACACAGATGTAGCCGTAGAAGCAATTCTAGACAAAGCATACAGGAAGTTCGAGGAAGAAATCAAGCAGAACATTTTGAACAGAATAGACAGCTTTTTTAGCCTCTATCGCTGGGAGTACGGAAAAACTTTGAGAGACGTTGATTTGGTGAAAGAATTGTCTCAAGTAAGACAGGTAGACAGTTACGAAATAGAATTCACTACTGATGATGAAGATAATTCGGGAACTACTGTAACAGCTAAATATTACGAAATAGTCAGGCCAGATACAGTAACAGTGACATTTACTTACACCTAAAGGAACGAACGTGGCGATCAAAAGAATAAATCAATCACCTACAATTGCGGATAAAATCATATTTGATATTCCGACGCCAGATGCTAACGGCTGTTTCAATAGTGCCGAGTACGTATCCAGAGGTGGACCGTACAAAGTAGATAGGGTATTGATTTATCACATATCAGTAAACAACGAAAGTCCGAACTACGAAGAATACGAAAAGAACATCTACGACGAAAATAGATTGAGCGAATATCAGACGGCCAAGAAAAACGCTTGTGATTCACCTACCGACGAAAATCTGCTGATACTAACGCAGGCACAAAACAAATTGGCCATGACGGCAAAACAGGAAAAGATCTACTATCGCTCAGCAGATGTGATAGCTGCCTTTGGTACAGATATGAATCCGGCGTGGCTAAGTTCCGATGCGGAAAATGCAATCTTATTACACATTGATGAAGACGCCGATGGCAACCCGCAATATGGACACTACGAATTGCATTGGGAACCCAAAAATGCCAGAGAGGGAGATTATTTCATCTGCTGGACCTGGACGCCCAACCCGGCTGGAGATTCATTAAGTGCTCATACTCATTTCGTGCTTTACGGAAGTACGCAACTAACCACCAGCATTCCTTCACATTATACACCAGAAAAGAAATACGAAACATTGCTGGAAAGATACCTTCCAGAAATATACAAGATATCTCTGAGCGATTCAGATTTGGCCCCGCAAGTGTTTAACGAATTGAATGCAGCCATAGCCAAAGGATTCACATTCCTAGAAGATATGTGCAACCAAATGGTTGATTTACAAGATGCGAATACTGTTCACGAATCTTTGATTCCTTATTTGAGTAACTTATTCAATTTAAGACTCAAATCTGGAGATCCGACCTTGTGGCGTGCTCAAGTGAAAAGAGCCGTACCACTTTTCAAGAAAAAAGGAACACTTTCTGGTCTCCAAGAAGCATTTGTTTTGGCTGGTATGCGGCTCACCAAATTCACAAGATTGTGGCAAGTAGTTTCATTGTATACTTGGCAAGAAGCATTCACCGTAACAGACGAAGACAATCTAACATTCACTCTTGCCAAAACAGCCATACTCCCAATTGATCCCAATAATTTTGAATTGTATTACAGACTCGCAGATGATGAAGATTGGATACAAGTCAATTCTGATTATGTCTTCCTAGAAACGTCGGAAAGTACAACCACCATGACTTGGATTGGACACGATTTATCGTATGAACCAGTTGTGTTGGAAGCAGGCGATAGCATAAGGGTTGTGTATATGCACACTGCCGTACCAGATGCCACTGCGCAAACTATAGAGGATTATGTTCGTACTCTGCCGCTTTCGGATCAACGAGATGAAAGAAATCAAGATTGTCCGCTTAAAAATTGGAATATCAGAGTGATCGAAGAAGACGACCCAATTTTTGATGTTGTCGTGCCCACCAGACATCCTTATTTTGACCAGTTGATTTATGGTTGGGTGCGGACTGAATTCCCGTACTCTGAGAACATTTACAACATGGAAGAATACAATGGCAGCAGTCGTGAATCACAAGATCCTTGCGACATTGACTGCTTGTTTGTAGATCCATGCACCTACTGTCAAAGTAGCAAATACGTGGTTGACGTAGAAGTGGACAAACTATCAAACGACAGAGTTTTAGAGATTCAAGAAATACTTCAAGAATTCACTCCATTTCATGCTGTAACGCACGCCATCAATTTCACCGGAACAATTGATGAATATCTTGCCACGCCCGAAGAAAGAATTGAAGTTCTAGTCCATGCTGGCGTAGATGAATTTACCATAGCTGGCGGCGCTCAGAACATATTCTCTAGGACGATGGAGAAGTCCAGGGAAATAGATCGAAATGATTTGGCTGTAAAAACGGTTGCCACCACCGATATGAATGGCACTGCATATAATGATTGTGTTGCCATTTACTGTCCCGATTATCAATTTACAGAAATTGGATTAGATCATTTCAATAACTGGCTGGAAGTGCTTGCTCCCTCAGTTAATGCTGGGGATTACACTATTAGCTCACCCGAAAAACACCATGCAATCGTATCGGGAACAATAGGAGAAAGTCCACTCAATACTAAAGAATTCACATTTAGGCTATCGAACAAACTTTATGCTTACTCTCCAGCCAAAGTAATTGTTGAATTCAGCTTAAAAGACAACGGCGTAGACTTAGAAAGACTTAATGTAAAATCATATTACGATGTTAATGAAAATCCACATCACATAGATCCGGGTGGTGCTTGGAAAGTAAAAATCACAGCATACTCAGCTACGCCCTACACAGTTAGAGAAATATTGTCAGATGGTAGCTTGTTGTTGGAAGATCATTTCCCGGCCACTTTGCCTTCCAGTGAAGCTTCTGGAATAGCCTATACACTATATGATGGTGCTGGAAACATTAAAGCCACAAGCTCAACTGGAAAGTGGTTGAAGACCGGTAGAGGAATACTCGATTTAAGCGATGATACGATTCTTACTAATGTACGAGACTTATTCCATCCTGGCGATTACATATTGCTTGTTCTTTCTGGATTACAGTATCAGGTATCCGGATTTGTGTACGATACCACTCATTTATTGTATCTGAATGACTACGGCGGAGCCGGAATGAGCGGCATTTCGATTGAAGGATACACACGTCTCATCAATGATGGTCGTGGCTATTTCCAATACCAGGGATTAAAACTCCAAACAACCACCGATTACGAAAGCTCATTGGGAATTCTCAATGGCGCAAATGCGCCGGGAGATCCCAACCTGATTTTAGAAGACAATAGGTTCAAGGAAAATTTCCTGATGTTGATTGGATCAGATTATTATGCTATTTCTGAATGGGATGCAACAACAATTACTTTGAATGGCCCATATCAAAGTTGGAAGACGTTGGCCGCTGGAGGCACCAGCACAGCATTCAGCATTATGAAGTATGTAAAACAAGCAGCA